ACTTTCCCACGCCATTCTTTGTTTGTGCGGTAAAATTTTATCAATATCTTTTTTGTAATGATCAAGTGGAAGTAATCCATCTGCATATTTTGTTCTGTCAAAAGCAGAACACTTACCTTTTTCCTGTGCAAGGTTACAAGATGCTTTTAATAAATGATATTGAAATGCTTCAGATAGTCTATCAACTAATTCCCACGCCTTAGGATCACTATATTTTACTCCATTTTTTGCTAGGTAATGGGCCAACCCTATAAACCCTATGCCTAATGATCTTCGTGCTTTAGTGCTTATCTCTGCCGCCTTAACTGGATACCTTTGATAATCAATAATTTCATCTAATGCTCTCACAGACATATCACATAAGTTTTCTAATTCAGATAAGTCATTTAACGGTCCAATATTAATAGCAGAAAGAATGCAAAGTGCAATTTCTCCTTCCGCATCATCAATGTGTTGAATAGGTGTTGTGGGTAATGTAATTTCTTGACATAGGTTTGACATTGATATTTTGTCTTTAAAACTTGAGTGAGTATTACAGTGATCAATATTCATAATATAAACTCTGCCTGTCTCTGCTCTCTCTTTTAATAAATCAAAAAATAAATCTTGTGCTTTAATAGTTTTCTTTGGAATACTTTTATCTTCCTCATATTTTTCATATAAGTCATCAAAGTCTTCAGTACCAAATGCATCGTATAGTCCTGGTGCTACTTGAGGTGATATAAGAGTAATATTTCCGTCATTAATAAATCTTTCATAAAATAATTTTGAAAGTTGGATTGAATAATCCATTCTTCTAACTCTGTTGTCTTCTGTACCTTTGTTATTTTTTAATACTAGTATGTCTTCTATTTCTGGATGCCATATTGGAAAGTGGACAGTTGCATTTCCACCACGTACACCATTTTGTGTGCAACATCTTACAGTTGATTCGAATTTTTTTAGAAACGGAATCACGCCTGTGTGTTGAACTTCTCCACCTCTTATTTTAGAATTGATTCCTCTAATACGTCCTGCATTAATTCCTATTCCTGCTCGTCTGGCAACGTATAAACCAATTGCCATATCACCTGAGAATATAGAAGGGAGTGTGTCATCAATGTCTACTAATACACAACTTGCGAATTGTCTAATAGGTGTTCGTACACCAGACATAACAGGAGTTGGAATGTTAATTTTGTGTTGTGAGATTGCATCGTAATATTTTTTAACGTAGGATAGTCTTGTTTTTTCAGGATAGCCAGCAAACAATGTGGCGGCTATCATCATATACATATCTTGTGGAGTTTCGTATAATTGTCCTGAACTTCTATCTTGTACAAGATATTTGTCTACTACTTGTCTTAAACCTGCGTAAGTAAATCTTAAATCTCTTTCTCTTCTTATCCATGAATTAAGTTTCTTACATTCTGTTTTAGAATATTTGTCCATAATATCGTTATCATAGACACCAAGTTTTGAATTTCGCTCAATTAATTTTGGTAATGGCATATATTCATATTGGCCATGTGCTTCTTTTCTTACATCATATAAAAGTAATCTTGCCGCGGCGTATTGGTAATTTGGAGATTCAAGTGTTATTAAATCATTTGCTGAACGTACTAAAACATTTTGAATATCTCTTGTACTCATGCCATCATAGAATTGTATGTTAGCATTCATTTCTATTTGTGATGCCGACACACCTGGAAGGTTTTCACAGGCTTCTTCAACTACGAAATGAATTTTGTTTACGTCTAAGGATTCTTTTCTGCCATCACGTTTGGTTATTGAAATGTTCATTGTGCTGGCAGTTGGCATTGTGTAAGTTTTTCTTTCCTTTTTTGTTCGGGATTTTATATGCGTATTTATCGTATCTTGTTTTATCATGTTTGATATGAAATTTTCAAAAATTTTCTACCCTTTCATATGGAAAAAATCGTTCCATCGTTTTGTTATTTTATATTATGCTATTATAATGATGAAAAAAAATTTTGTCTATGAAAATTTTATATGCAACTAAAAAGTTTATGCTGGTATTATGCTATAATAGTTACTTGATAATCCAATGTAGCATCAGTACCTGTGCTTGTCGTAGTGTATTGTAATGCTACTGTTTCATTACCTGCTGTAGAATCTTTGGCTTCTAAAGCGGCTGAAAGAGTTACTCCAACAGAACCATTACTTTCATTAAATGTATCATCGTATGATACTGCGGTAGTTGATGCGTTAATTACAAGTTCTCCAACTCTGTAAGTAGTTGATCTTTTAATTTTATATTTTATTAAAAATGACTTATCATTCAACGCTGGAAAATCATATATCGTAGTGGCCGACGATGTGTTGTTTGATAAGGTTGCTTGTTTAATTGCTTTTGTTGTTATTCCAATTCCTTGTAATTCTGGAGCGGCATTTAATTCTGAACTGCCGTCTGCTCTTCTTAAATCTGTTCTTTCAAAAAAATCTAATACTGATGAACATTCATCATTATCAAATTGTATGATAGGTACTTCTCTAATTGTTCCAACACCTTCGTTGCTATTAGCAACTGTTGATGCATACCAGTTACCATGTGAAATAATATTTCTTGCTCCTGTTCCTGCGTCTGCTCCAGCGGCTGGTTTAACCCATATCGCTTGTTGATTTATTGTACTCCAACTAGAAGAATTAAATTGAACATTTCTTGGTCCTTTAGTTAATCCATTTGTAGAGCCATCCATTGTTTCACCTAACATCGCTCCATAATAAGAAGTTGTAAAATCACAATTATTAAATCTTACACTTGTTGTATCATAAGACATATCAACTAGTCTTGCAAATTTGGTAAATTGACATTGATCAAATACAATATTTGAACAAGGTAAAGCAGTTGTACTTCTTACTGTAACACCTTTTGAATTTGATACGTCTGCACCACCTGATGCATATGTTCCTTGAAACTTACAGTCTTTAATATAAACGTGAGTTGCATTGTCAATAGATAGTCCACCATATGCTTCACCATTTTTAAAACAAATTCCTTGAATTTGAATTTGTGTTGGAGTAGTTGCACCACTATTACCTATACTTCCATATACTTGTCCGTCGTCATCTTCTGTAACTGCTACTGGACTATTGCCACCTGATTGATAAAATATTGTTTTGCCAGGACCTTCACCTACTAAATGTGCGTAAGGTGGAATTGTTAGTGAGGTTGCTATGTTGTATTGTCCTGCTGGAAAAAATAAAATTCTTCTTGCTCGTACGTCATCTTGATCTGTTTCTGAATATAGTTCATCAAGTGCTCTTTGTATTGCTACTACATCTGCTGTTGATCCATCTCCTACAGCACCAAATGCCTTAACTGAAACACGGTCATCTAATGTTGCTTGTAATGTTCTACTAACATCTCCAGTGGCACCAGTTGTTATTGGTGTTGAATCTCCTGCGTATCCTTTATAAACATATGTTAAAGCAGTTGAAAATGTTGATGTGCCAGAAGTCATAACTTCTGTATTGCCTACTGCCGGAGCCCCGTCAGCTACTGTGCCATTTCCTATATATAATTTTTGATCGTCAACAGACCAGCCTAATTCTCCAGCCGCTAATTGCGGTAGGTCGGTGGCTTTACCTCTACGGTGCTGAATTCTTGAGATTGAAACAATTGGCACGATTAATAATTTCCTTTAAATTTTGTTAACATTTACTGTATTTATACAGTGATCCAAACCCGCTTGCCGTCCTTTAAACGCCAAGTCTTGCCTTTACAGAAGGTGCTTTGATTTTGCCCTCTTTTGTTAACATATGGTGTTAATTTAGGTTGTTCAGGTCTTCTAAACCTCCATCCTTTACATTGTTTTTCAAAAAGTTTGTCATTTGGATCAGTTAAGCGGAACACAATTGATGAATCGATACTACGCTCAATACACCATTGATTGATATTTTTTACAACTGTTTCTTTTTTATATCCCACCCTGCTCACGTACCATGCCTTTGCTCTCGCCATGCCTTGCTCCTTGTGTTTTTGTTTGCGTTGCTCTGGAGTCAATGATCGCCAGTGTGCCCGTAGTCCAGAGGTGTTGTATTTGATCTTCCTGTTTGCATAATCTATATGCTGACTGTTGTCTCCACCTATGCCTCCCTCGTTCATGTTGTAACCCTGTGAAGTCAACGCACCCGTTTCTTTGATCCAAAATTGTTCTCTGATCGAGGCTTTGGTAGCAGTCAATCCATCCTCTAATATAACCTTAGTAAAATTGTGTTTGCCGTGTTTGGCTATGGCCTTCTTTAGGAGTTTACCACTGCCGAGATAATAATCATAATTTCTATGCTGTTTGCCAACGTAGAATTTACTCGTGATGTTATTGACGGTTTTGTAGATGGAGTACATATACTTTATTTATACTCACTATGGGCATTTACAACACTTGCTTGTAGTATTGTTCCAATTTAGCATACCATTGTCCAACCCAATGGTCGTAATTGTCTATATTAAATGTTTGGAATTCGTTGTTTTGTGTACATATAAAAACTCTACCCGTTTTTATTTGCGTGTCATATTGTTTATTATGTGCTTCAGAATATGCAACTAATTGAAGATAGTAATCTTCCACCCATTCCTTCTTTTTCAACCTACGTGCCTGTTTAAAATCGAGTATAGCAGGAGCACCTTTATATACACCAACCAAGTCAGTTGTTCCTGCATATAGTTCTGGATAATATAATGAAACTTCTGATCCCCATACTTCACTAACATCTGTTAATCCATTGTCAATTATTACGTTAGCCATTGCGTGTGCTTTTTGATGTATAAGATTTGATCCAGGTTTTCTTTCAATACCTTTTACGTGTTTCTCTAATGAGCCGTGCATAACTGTTCCTATGTTAGCTGACTCTGTTGTAATTTGTTGTGCTTTTGCTTCACCAATTCTTTTACGCCATGCGTGTAAATGTGTCATATCTTTAGTAGCTGATAAAATTGTGGTTACCGAAGGAACAGTTTTAGTTAGGGCACCTTCCAGAGTTACATAAAATCTTTTACCATCTTTAGTAGTTCTAGACAAGTCTTTGTATGGATATTTTTGTACGTAAGGAATACCTTTACTTTTTAATACATTCTCTGGTATTTTCATTTTATATATTATAGTTTAAGATAGGTTGCTTGTCAATGTTTGTTCTAGTTCAGGTAGAAGTGAACGCCAAGTTTTACCTTTTCTGTGTTTGTCTTGTGTGTCGTTATATTTTATAAATGCTTTTTGTAAGTGAATTTCCATAGTTTTATCCAGGATATCTTTTCTTAAGTTTTCAATTTGCTTATTGTAAAAAAATGTTATGCTTTTATATTTTTTAAAATATTTAACACTTTTTTCTAGCTTATCTGCTACATTTAATCTGTATTGTTTTGGAGCGGTATCGTAGTTACAAATACGAGGATACCAAACCTGTGATAGCCAAGACACATCAAACCTTTTTCCCCAATGCCCTTCAGAAAAACCTATAAACCATTTGAGCATATCATCTAATTCATGTATGTTCAATAACTGTACAGCAGGACTAAACATTATTCTTCCATTACCGCTTTCTAGTACAAGTTTTTTATAAAAATTTAAATTTTCAACTACTTTTTTAAAGTTACTAGGATATCTAATGTACTCGGTTATGTCTCCAAGACCATCTATACTTGCCCATATCATCCAGCTCTTCATTTTTGGAAACCACTGTGTCATTTTAGGATTTGTATTAGTAAGGTTAGTTACTATGGTTATATCTTTATCTTGTAATGTATTATTTTTATAACAATAATCTAATAATTCATAAAACTCTGGTATAACTGTGGGTTCTCCACCTATGATTGTTAGACGTGTTATATGCTTACTGACATAGTTTAATAATTTATCTTTTACTTTTTTATTTCGAAACCATGTGTATTCTACTGATAAGTTATTGGTCCAGTTGTTAACGTTACCGCTTTGTTCACGTACCCAACTTAAAAAATCTGTGTCCTTCTTTCCTATTTCTAAAATTTCTTTGCCTATTTGATTTGAATAATCCTGTCCACACATTTTACATTTTAGATTGCATACATTACCAAAATGTAATTCCATAGAAATTGGCATTATATCTATTGAGCCATTAGTATTCATATTGTTAATATTTTTTTCTCTGTCTATTTCCTTTCTCATAGATCCATAGCCACGTTCTTCTTGTCCTACACATTTTGAACAGGCATTTAATACTTTGCCATTTTTCATATCAATTCTTACTTGTTTCATGTAATCGCTGTTCCAGACTTGATCTAAGGAATGGTTGCTCATGTGATATCTATTTCCATTTTTGTCAGTGGCATTTTCTAAAGTGGCACAACAGAGTCTCATCGAACCAGACATATGGATATATTGATGTTCGAACGGAAGATCACAATAAGTTTTAGGCATGACAGTATTTACGGTATGTCTCCTCGAAGTAGTTTGGATCGTTTTGCTTATCAGTATAAGCATTGTATCCAATAATGATGCCTTTCTCGTTCTCTGTAAGCCCATCTACAAAACATTTATTGAAGATACAGTCATAAATTAACTTTGATCTTTCTATAATATTTTTTTGGCCTAGTATAAAGTTATTGTACCAAAGTAATAATGTGTCCTTAGATATATCTAAGTTACAAGTTTTTGCAATATTGGCAATTTCATTTATCCATTCAAATTTCTCAAGATAAAAATTTTTAAAATTGAAAACAATATCATTTGCATTTTTACTAATCACCTGTTCTTCATTTTTATGCAAACGTATTATCCTTCTTGCATCATCAAATGCGATTGCATGATCGTAATCTTTCCATGAATTTTGTTCAGCAAAATTATTTTGTGTTAATACTCTATGAGGCATTTTCAACATATAATTTAATCTATATTCTACAAAATTTGAATTCAAATCTATAAAGATAGTTTTTGTATCTAAAGAGTTTATAAAATTTTGCAGTGTTATTGTGTTATGTGAAATAATTTTGTGTGTATTTTGTGTCAGCACTTTTAAAAATCTTGCATCTTTATCATTATCAAAGGCTCCTGTATGTAAAATGTCGCTCTTATTTTGTAGTCCATAATTAAAGTCACTGCTTGGCTGATAGCCAATTAACACATGGCATAAAAAATTTCCAAGACATCCTGCCTCATATTTTACACAAATCATAATCAGTCAAAATAGTTCTCTCTTTGTCCTTCACGTAATAGATCAACTGTAAGACAATGAACACCACCATCCCAAAAATAACGATGTCTTTGCTTCCAAATAACAGGTTCAATTTTATGTTTTTTTAAAAAGTCAAACACAACTTTGTTATAATTGTTTACAATAACGCATTCTTCATTTATTGATAGCATATTCACATCAAAAACAGTTTCTTCAACATATCCAGTCCAAGATTCTAACCATTCGTTCACAAATTTTATAAAGATATCATTCTCCTCATGGCCAGGCACCCACCATCTACCGCCAACTTTTTCCTTTATTTGTAAAAAAGGTGATACTTTATTCCAACTTTGATCTGGAAGATATAAGATATCCCACCCAGGAAAATTTGTCTTATAATCTTGTATATCCAAAAGTGTGACAATAACTCCAGGCTTGAGGCATGTAAATACGCCATCAGTGTGCCCATCACATTTAGTTTCAATAAGTTTATATCCTTCTTTCTTCCAAGTTTCAACATAGACTTCTCTGCATCTAGTATCAAGATCTGGCGGCAAGATTATCCTATCACCTAATTTTATACAGTTGGCTCCGCTAACATAGTTGCCATCAATTGTCACTGTTTCATTAGGCTTCCAACATGTGTTGAATTGGTTTTCATAATTATCTATATCAACAATGTCGTGAATGTAATCCCATACTGGCAAGGTTGATATTTGCAAACATTTATTTCCCAATGTCAAAAACTCGCCTCGAGGCTGGAGTGGGGGATATTGCAGTGCCTTTGGATTGTCCAATGACATATATTTTGTTTCATTTGTAAATGGACGTGGTTGAAATACTTCAACATCACAATCACGCAAAATTTTTTTCAGTTCTTCTAGATCTTCATTAGTTTCGTTTAATATTTGCTGTAATGGAAATTTAAGGTCTTTGTTTTCAATGAAATCAAAGTAGTGTTCGTCCCAGGCTTGTCCTACCAAAATTTTCTTTAATTGTTGAAACGGCGAGTGCGTATTGATTTTGACCTTAGTCATACAAAAATACTTATTGCTTATTGTCTACGTTTCATTGCAGACTTGGCCATTTGTTTAACCTTATCAGTAGAACCTTGATTGTCAAAATCCATTGCTGGATCTGTTTCTGCATCTTTTTCAGTTTTAATTACAATTTTTTCTTGATCAAAATCTGCTACAACGTTTTTTAGTACTTCACCATCATCATACATCCTTTTAAATACATCATAGTTGAATGCTGGATAACCTGTGTTAGCCATTATGCTTTTTACAGCATCAAAACTTATTTCTGTTGATTGATTTCTTTCATCAGCATCACCTTTCATATTCATTAAGGTATTAACTAATGCTGATTCTAAATCTTTATTTTGAAATTCGAAAAATCTCACGGGTTTATTTCCCCGCTAGTTTACCTAAAACTCTGTTTGATGCTTCAAACACTTCTTTAGATTCTCTTTGTTCTCTGCCTTCAGGTTCTGTTCCACCTGCTTCTGCATCAGAGGCTCCAAACTCATCTGTCTCTGGTGCTTCGAGATCATCTAAGTTTGCGTCAGGGTCATCCATATTCATCGTGTCATCGGCACCCATAGGATCTTGTGTAATTTCCTCTCCGGTCAAAATTCTTACACCGTTATCTAACTCTGTTCGAGTTGTTGAGAGTGTTGCTTCTGCTTGTTCAAGAGCAGGCTGAATTTTTTGCATGAAAGCATCTGCCTTCTCAGCACCCATTTCGTCTCTGATTCTGTCTGCTAGTTCTAACATACCTTCTGTTTTCATTGTTGCTAAATCTTCTAGATAACCTGTAACTTTATCCATCATATCTTTAGCCGCGAGTATTAATTCTGATTGTTCTTCAATACCTTCTGTTACAGATTCTGCACTTGCCGTAACTGGTTGTTGTTGTAAAAAGTTAATAAGTGCCTTTTTCATTTCTGGATCAGCGGAAATTTGTTTAAGATTAGCGGCAACTTGTTTAAATTGGTTTGTAAAACTTGTTTGTGATGTAGGTTCCGCTTTTTGAGTTTGTTCAGGTTCTTGTGGGACTTGATGTTTAAATGTGTCATTAATAGTTTTCATTATGATAGCATCAGTTTGATCTTTGTTTAAAACTTTTCCTGGAGGACCTTTTGGTAATTGGTCAATTTTCATACCTTGTCTCTTTAAGAAGGACGTTAGTTCATCAACAGTTAACGCATTTGGATCACTGCCTGTTTGTCCTGCGTATCTTCTTAGTTGAACGTATAATTGTTTTGCTTTTTTATCTGCTTGAATTTTTCCTTGTAACCCCGCTTGTGTGCCTTTCATTCCTAGAGCACCTGCCGCTTTGGCACCGATTGACCTACCCATTCTTTTAAGTATACCTGCTCCTGGAACTTCAGTTAAATCATCTTCTTTATCCGACATAAGTTTAGCCGCTGTTTTCTTTTCATCTGGAGCAAGAACTTGTCCTTTTGCAAGTTTATCTCTAATTGGTGCTATGATTTTATCAGCCGCTGTCGCACCAAAAGCCGATCCAGCCGCTTGTGCACCTGTTCTTGCTAATGAACCTACGCCTTTTGCTATTGCACCGGCACCTCTTGCCACTGTGGCACCTACTGCTGGAAGTATTTCATTTGTTTGTTTTCTTTCTTTAATCGCTTGATTTAAAATATCCAACATTGATTGGCTTTTTTGATAGTCGTGGTTTTTTAGTTCTTCACCGAAATGTTCGTTTTGAGTAATGTTGTGAATTTTAGTTCTAACTTTATTTGCAGTATCTTCTAACTCTTCTCTTGTAAATTTGCTGAAATCCATTGTTTGATTGAATCTAGATTCAAATTCTGCTAGTAAAGATTCTGTTGTTACGGGTTTTGTTAGTTCTATGCTCTTCATTTTTAGTATTTAGTCGTTATGTTGAAAAGGTTGATTGGAAAATTCCTTGTATTTTTGCCTTGTATTGATCCGCAAGATCATGTGCAGTCTGTAATCTTATTTGTTGGGCCCCTTCTGCCGCTTCATTCCCTTCCTTACGGAGCATTTTCAACATTCTTTTAGCATTTACAATGTTGAATAATTGTGAGGCAAAACAACTATCATATTCTAATATGTTTGTAGGAATCGCATTATTATCTGCTAAATGATGTGCCATTAAAATTGCTGTTTGTTTTAAGTTGATATCGTCATAAAGAATACGTGCTTTCATCATATCAGCGATAATATATATGTAACGTGTGCCTGTATGTTTTTTAGGTACGATTGCTATGTTGCCTATCAGGATACCTTTTGAAAATTGTTTAGGTAAATGACGGAATGGTCTCCTTGCTTCTTCTTTACGTGCCAATTTCGCAAGTTTATTTTTGAGACCGTATGCTTCAATTTGTCTTATTAATTCGTTGAATGGTTTATGTTTACTTTTTTCTGGCATTTTTCACAAATCTAATGCTTCTATTTAAAGCGTATTGTACACCGTTGTCAAGTTTTTTTCGAACAAAGATACTTTTATCTCCTAGTATCTTTGCAACTTCAATTTCTTCTGGTAATAGATCTGTGCTACGAAATGATGGATAATTTTTATATTTTTTGACAAAGTCAATTTGGGTACGAGTAAGGTATACTCTTACATGAGATGCTATTTGTATAAACATTTATATGGTAATTTAATTAGTTATATTAAGCAGGCATTTTCATTAGAATTACTACGACTACTGATAATAATCCTGCTAAGACTGTACCTGCTGTGGTTATAATTGTTTTGGTGTGAGATTTATGATTCCTGTCATGGTCTTCGTGCATTTTACCTAGACGAAGTTCAATAGCAGACAGTCTATCGTGTAGATTTCTGTATCTTTCACTACATAAATCCACGTGTGCTTCTAAATTTGTTTTCTCTAACTCAGTTGGCATAAATTTTAATTCTCTCTTTACATCGTCCAGATGTTTTTTTAGTATTAGATACTCTGCCTGTGCCATGCCTAAACTGCCTATGTTTGCCTGTGTTTGCCTTAATCATTGCTATTTATTATATTCTCCGGCGTAAGAAAAGTATGTGTTTATCGTTTTTGAATCTTGGGTTATAAATGTTGTTGTAGGAAAAGTTGCAGTTTCTTTACAAAAATTTAATATAGGTACTAAATGAAAGTCTTCTATTAGTTGTGCAGTTGGATCTTGTTGATTACCGTATACATCTAATTGTTCTGTGAAAAATGTAAAGTGCCATGACGTGTGTTTGCCTTCATAAGCAAAACCAAAGGCACTATTTCCTAGAGTGTCGTTTATTTTAACAGGAGGTACCTCCCAAGTAATGTTACCTCTTATTTGAAGTAATTGTGTCATTGTATTGAAGTTAGAATTTTGATGTCGTGCAACGGTTAAAGTGTATTTGTCGTGAACAACGTCACCTCCAGATGTTTTAAAAGGAAATTCTTTTTTTAAGTTTCCATTATCCGTTATATCTACAAGTGTGTGAACACAAAATTCGTACATTATTTTGCTTTATTATAATACTGATAATCTTTTTCTAAATATTCGTCCAACTTTTGTTCTAACTCTGGTCTTCTTCTCATCTCATTTTGTAAGGCAGGTTTTAAAGCCTTTGCCATTCTCTCTATGTACTTAACAGTTCTCCATCTAGGTTTAATATATGGAAAGTTTCCATACATTTTTAGATCATGTTCACGAGCAAAGTCCTGCATTGTCTCATTAAGATCTGGACCAACTTTTATAAAGTGTTCTACTTTTGTCTGTTCAATTACTTCCCAAGGTGCTAGTGTAAATCGATCAAAGTGTGGCCACCATTCCATAATTTTTTCATTTCTAAACCATGCGTAATCTTCAAAACAACTTGCCCATTCTATAACACCAGTAAACCATCTATATTTTGGATCACTTAATAATACAAATGCAGATTTTTGATTTTCTTTTAATTGTTCTGTATTCATTTTTCTCATATCACCATAGTCTTTTTTTAACCACGACATTACTGACTTACTTGCCGATCCACAATTATGTAACCAGCATAAATTTGATTCTGGAATGTCATATACATAAGGAGTTTTATCTCTCATTTTATTATCAGGTGAGAGTATAATTGCTAGTGTATTTTCTATAGGTGTGGGCATATTGGATATTTAATTTGAAAAAAGGGCGAACCTAATAAAAGATCCGCCCTTTTTGGTAATTGCAAAAGCAATTGCTTTAGTCTGTATTATTATACAGCCGCCGCAGTTAAGATACCTATGTCAGTTGCTGTAACTGTTGCGGAACTAACTGTTGCCGCTACGTTACCTGCACCGTGTAATGCTCTGATGTCCGCTTGTAGCGTACCTGCTGAGATTAATGTACCTAGGTTATCTGTTCTTACTGTGTAAGTTTTTTGTGTATTACTGTCAACCAACGGTCCTTCTGAAAGGATATTGATATAACGACCAATAACTGATCTCGCCGCTTCTAAACCTGCTGTGCTAGATCCAGTTGCTAATGAGCCAGTTTCTGACGCCATAGAGCTGACAAAGTCTACAGTAAAAGAAGATGTTGCTACACCTTCTAATTCCATATTTGTACCATGAACAAAGTTTTGTTGTGTTGCTGGCATTTTTTATCCCCCTATATCCTTATGCTACAACCGCCGCAGTTAGAATACCTAATTGCGTGTGTGTTGCAGTAGTAGAACCATTTTGACCTGTAACTGCTCTAAGAGCCGTTTGTAAAGTCGCTAATGATCCACCGCTTGTTGTTTCAGTAAATGTAAAAGCTCCACCTGAACCTGCAGGAGCACCAACAAAATTGTCAGTTCCTTCAGTCATGTAAGTCTTTTCAGTATTACTGTTTACTAAAGGACCAGCCGCAACAATGTTACCGTATATTCTGATACAGTTTTCGCCAGTGTTTTGGTCAGCCGCTTTAGCTGTTTGTCCGTTCATCGCATCTACATAATCTACAGTAAAGAATTCTAATTCTTTTCCCATACCGTCGTATTTGCTAGTAGCATGAAACGTTGTGTTATTTTCTGTTGCCATAATATTTTTCTCCTATAGCCTATTATTACAGTGCAGTGTCTGACATATCTCTGTCAGTCGCCGTTGCCGCACTTATGTCCGCTGTGACTTTATCTGGAGTCATTGCGTTCAATGCTCTAACTGCCGCTTGGATAGCCGCTACTGTTGTAGTTGAACTTATTGTGTCTAAATTATCAGCTCTCACCATGAAAGTCTGCTCTGTGCTAGAGTTACCTAATACACCCATACCAAGAATGTTAACTCCTTGATTTTGGATTGCATCTTGTACTAGTTTAAGAGCCGCAGTGTTTGCCGATGCGTTAGGATGAGTTACCTCACCCGCCGTACTGTTTATGTAATCAAGAGTAAGAAAGTCAACTCTTACACCTTCGCCCTCGTGGGCAAGATTAGGTGTTACAAAGTTAGCTGGTCCTCCTGCTGATAGTGTTATGTCGTATGCCATTTTTAATCCTCCTATATTCTCTGATTATTTGGCCGTTGCCACCGCTCAGGTGACAGTATGTTTCTATTTAGTAAATGATCTGGTAAATTCAGTAGTTATATTATATTTTTAGCCATATTTCGTCGTGTCTGGTGCGTTTTACGTATCTATAGCCTAGTTTTCTTAGAAACTTTCTACATCTTGTTACTATATCTATACGTTTATCACGTTTTAATTCGATATTAATAACTGAATTATTATTTCTAATTGTTTCAACAGCTCCACGTAAAACTTTATATTCAAAACCATCTACGTCTATTTTAATAAAGTCTATATCTTTTAAATTAAAACTATCAAGAGTTTTGCATATAACATTACCTGGGCGGTCAATTAAAGTTGTAGATTGTTTTTCGTGTGATGCAGTATGTTCCATATCAGATAATCCATATTCAAAAAGTTCTACATTATTTTCTGTTATGTTTTTATTAAAGCATTCTATAAAATTTGGATTAGGTTCAAAACAATATACTTTTTTAAATTTACTTGCTAGTTCACGAGTCCACATACCAACATTACTGCCTATGTCTATACAGTTGTTCCAACGTTTAACATATTCTAGTGCTCTGCTTCTATGTTTTTGTTGTGTTCTTTCGTTTTCTAAGAAGGTAGGTTTAGTATGGATTGAGTACATCACCCAAAAATTATTATTTGTAAGGGGCATTAAATTAAGAGTTATCTAGTTTTAATTCTGTTTGTGCTACTACAGATAGTGAAACATCAGTATTGTTTACACCAACGGTAGTGCCCATATCTCGTATTGCTGTTTGAAGTGTTGCGGCTGTCCAACCTGGTCGTTCCATACTAATATCTATTCTACCAGATGCCGCATCGTCGATACGTTGATAAAGTATTGTACCTCGTAATAGGATTGTTCTAATTAAATTGTGCATAGTTTCATCATATCCTAATTCTGTACGTATATCTAATACACTGCTGTCTGCTTCTACGAGTGTTATATGAAAGAACTTTACTTCAGCACCGGCATAGTTGTCGGTACTTCCTATTGCGTTAGTTACTTTAAAATTATTTGGTGTTGCCATATACTATATTTACTCAACCATCTACAGCGAATCTCTGCAAACATTTCGGGCAGTCGCATACATTACAGTTTTTACAGTTTTCGCAGTTACCTTTACAGTGTGGATTGCAGGCACATTTAAAACACTTATCTTTTAATTTTTGTTTTTGCTCGGTCATGAATTGTTTGCAAGAGTCTAACATAGGTATAACCACCCTTGGCAATATTATCAATCATTCTAATAACAGGTGCATAAGCGGCCATTATAGGAGCTGGAACTGCTCGACCTTGTTTAACCATATCAGCGGCAATTTTTGCTCGTCTTACATTTGCCGCTCCAACAAGTAATCTGTATGCTGACAGTTCGTCTGGTGTTAATTCTTTTCCAGGTACAGTTCTTTCTGCATCAACTACATCGTCTAATTCTAGATGTTGTTTGTCAGCAAATATTTGTGCTTGTCTTTGTATGTCAGTGCCTGAAAGTTTGGCCTTTAATGCTTGAAGTAATCTTGTTGCAGTAATTTTTCTTCTACTGGAATCTAACTGTAGATAGTCTGATATTGCTCTTCTTAGATTTTTATAATCTGTATTTGTAATACCAAGTGATGATTCTAATCGTGTTAAAAATTCATAGTCGTTTTTAAAACTTCTAAGATATCTTCGTATTGCTAATACTGGTACATTCTGTCTTTGTCTTAAAGCCATTGCCGCGTTTTTGTTTGCTAGTTTGCTGGTAATTTCTGGATCCCCTGCTACTATCGCCAACATATTAGATAAGTCATTTGCTGTTGTTCTAACCCTGTCAAATTTTCCATAGGCTAAAGTGTTTGTACCATAAGATTTAACAAACCCCGCAGTTTGTTTAAAGTTTTTTAATAGAGATAATGTAAGAAAACTAAGATATATACGTTCAGCAATTTCTTGAAATGTATATCGTTGTAGGTCGCTTTGGCGTCTTACTAGTCTTGCTTCAGATACATATTGTAAAAAGGGTGTTAACATACTCGTATTTATAGGTATATGCAACGTAATTTTTTTCTAACTGATTTAATGAAAACTGGTAATCATCAAACGTATGAACGGTTTTTAGATATGCATACTTTACCAGATCAAACAATAGAATATACTGGAGAATACTATACTTTACACAATTATGATTTAGATTCATATGACAGGAAATTTGCTTTAATTGATCGAACAAATAGTTTTGCTATCAATCCAAAGGTTCATTTGGTCTGGAGAAGTCCATGGGAGAATTCTGAATATAGGACAGAATTAGCAAGAAGAGTTGAGTTATTACATAGTCAAGGATTTAAATTTATACTTGCTACACCTTGGGAATCTGTAGAAAATATAAGACAATTAGGTCTATATCCAAAAGCTACTGGCAAAGAATTTATTTGGTCTGGAGATGTTAGTTGGTTTTGGTGGTATATGTATGATAAACATAAAGATAATAAATTTAAATTTAGTCATGATCATTTTGGTAGTTATTTTTATAAGAAATATGATTTTTTATATTTGAATAAACAGCCAAGAGAACATAGAATTAAATTATATAATAAATTGTTAGAAGAAAATGTATTATCAAATAGCTTGTATACTTTTTTAGGATTAAAATCTCCTGTAAGATTGTCAAAGGAACATGAACTACCTTGGGTTGATGCTAACAATTATCCCATGAAAGGTATGGATCAAGATATAACTGAACAACCATATATTGATACAGTTTGTTCAATAGTTTCAGAAACTAATGATAATGATACAGATGTATTCATGACTGAAAAAATATGGAAACCTATTATTGCTCAGCAAGTATTTGTTGTTCATGGTAATCATTTATATCTACAAAAATTAAGAGAGCTAGGTTTTAAAACGTTTGGTTCTTATTTTAATGAATCATATGATTTAGAAAGAGATAGGGATAAAAAAATAGATTCTATTGTTTCTTTGTGTAAGCATTTAAAAACAGTAGATTGGCAAGACATATATCGTCAAACAATTGCATTAAGACAACATAACTATGATACTTTTTTTAATAAAGAAAAATTAAGTGAACAAATTAATAAAACTTTAATTAGTTTTTTGGAATTTTTTGATAGTAGTCAAGTTTCTTCTTGAGAATCCTAATCTATCTACAAGTTTAACAGCATTACCAGTTTTATCAACAGCAACAAATCCTTCCGGATCAGTTACTTCTAGTCCGCTGTCAGTTTGGGCAAATGATCCTATAGCCATTGCTTGATTCATTTTTTTAAGTATAAAGCCTTTCATTTGCTGTACTGCTTTATAAAATGTTAGCATCGCTTGTAAAGGTCTTTTAACTCTGCTTAAAAATACAGGCATCTGTTTCATTTTGTCTTGTCTTAATGCCAAAGCCTTTTGTGCTTTTAATCCTGCGATTTGTTGTTGCATTCTGTCTGCATAAAACTTTTTGAAACCTTGCAAGAATTGATTTACGTTAGTTGGTAGTTGTCCTTCTTTAACCATTGCATTAATATACAATTGGAAGTAACCAACAAAGTCATTGTTTTGTCCTAACAAACTAGACAAGTCACGTGGTACATTATTAAGCAGTGTTTCTAATTTTTCAATACCATTCATAAAATTTTGGGTTTCATCTGCTGTAAATTTAGCAGAGCCTGACACATCTTTGTAAGTTGCGTTGTCAAAAAACACATCAGGTGATTGTGTAAATGATTCTGTATTTGCACCTGCTGATGCTGTCATATCTGCAAGTGTTTGACCGTTATATGTTGTATGAAATATAATTCCAACTTTAGCGGCATCAATTTGTTTGCCTAATTCTGAATCTTCTGGAACTGCATAAGTTATTTGATTTGGTGTAAATGTTAAGTGTGGTTTATTATTAATATTTTTTCTTACTATACTATCATCAACAAACAATAAATCACCTTGTACTACTCCTTGTATGTTTAATTTTTTTAGATGTACAAGACACTTTAATAGTCTTTGTCCTAATTCTTCTGTGCCATGGTTGTTTGCTACATCTTTTTTAGTGTAGTTTACTTTGGCATTTTGGGCAAATGCAGATTTAGTTGCAACAAAGAATCTTCCAGTTTCAGGATGAATACCACAAACAATTGCAGGTGCTCCATCCCATTTTACAGATACTTGTACTGCTTCTGATGATGTACCTTGTAATGTTATCAGCAATCCACGAAAATATTCTATTACTGCTTTACCACCTTCAAACCCATCTGTTATAATGATATCCTCAATGTGTTCTAAATGCGTTCTTTTAAACTCTGTTAATACATCTTCTATAAGCATATGGCTATTTAATCTAATTTATGTTTGAATTTTTCCCAACATTCATCAACATTTAATCCGTCTTTTATTCCTATTCTACTTAATGCTATTGCTTTTTGATAATCCTTTTCTAGTATAGCTATTGGTGTTGTTTGTATGGCTTCATAACTATCAAATATTATATTTTGACTTTGTCGCCATTCATTGTATTGTTTTTCTGTATATTCAATATCATATTTTTCAAACTCTTTTTTAGTAGCAAGGTAATCAGTATATAAAGAATCAAATTGAAAGGTATTTTTTATATTTTGTATTCTTTTTAGTTCTGGTGCAGTGCAATCATTGTAAGAATATGTCCACGTTAATATTGCTCTTACAATAGGATGATTATAATTTTTCCATAGATCTTTTTGCCATGATATCCAATCCTCCCCATCTTTTCTCAATTTTGACTTGCCTGCGTTATGATAAATTTTCTCCCACCAATTAATGATTACAAATTCCCATTTCTTATCTATTACGTTTTGTAAAAATATACTATCTTCGTGTGGCAACCATCTGCTTGAGTTGATCAAGTTAGCTTCGTGTTGTTCATTCCAACGGTGTATGTGTCTGATCAGTTGTTCATTAGTTGAATAGTGTGTGCCTTGCCAGTGATAACTTAACTCTGGTTTGGAAATTTTATTAAGTAGAGTTAAAGCAATATAATTACCAGATCCACCAGTTGGTGATACTATGCAAATACCTTTTGGCATTAGAAGTAGTTCTCCTTACTACCTTCTCTTTGTAGATCTAATGTAAAACAATGTAATCCACCATCCCAAAAATATCTATGTCGCATTGGACAGATAATAGGTTCTATTTTGTGTTTTTTCAAGAACTCAAACACTGCCTTGTTATAGTTGTTGACTAACACACATTCTTCTGATAGGCTGAACATATTGACATCGAACACAGTTTCTTCTACGTAACCTACCCATTTGCTCAACCATGTGTCAACAAACTGTTGCAGATATTCATTTGACTCCTCGCCTGGTACCCACCATCTGCCTTTGCTTTTATTTTTAAAGTTTAACCAACCTGCTACCTTTGCCCAACTTTGATTTTCACAATGTAAAATATCCCATTCAGGAAAAGTTTTTTCATAATTTATAATATCTTGTAGAGAAATTATTACTCCGGGTTTAAGCACACTCATCATTCCGTCGGTGTGGGCATTATCGTTTGTTTCAACAATTTCATATCCCTTTTTTGTAAAAAAGTCTTTGCTAAACTCTCTCATATTCTTATCTACTATTGATGGTATTATAATTCTGTTGCCTAGTTTTAATGAACTTGCACCATTAATTGTTTCCCCCGATTCAAATTTTTTACCAGCTTCTTGAGATAAGTTGAATAAATTTACAATACAATCCTCATCTACAATATCATAAATGTATTTCCATACTTTTTCTGTTGAAGTGCAATAAACTTTATCGCCTAGTGTTAGGTGTACATCTCTAGGTTGAATAGGTGGCGACGGAATAGCCTCTTTATGTGCCAATAATTGTGCATCAAATTCTAAAGGTTTATCTTGAAAAACTTTAGCACCAAAATCTTCACAAGTCTTTTTAATGAATGCTAGATCTTCTTGCGTTTCTTCTATTATTCTTTGTAAGGGTGATTTAATTTTATCTTCTGTTATCCAATCAAAAAAGTTTGAACTAACACCTTGCCCTAGCAATACAGCTTTTAGGGGTTGAAAAGGTGTGTGTGTTGATATTAATATCTTTTCAGACATTAATCCTCTTTGTATTCACCGTCTTTGATTTTAAGTACGTTGTCTTTGATGTGTTTATTTTCTTTAATACGAGCAATTCCCCTAGAAAATTTAGATGCGTCCATATTTTTTATTGCTGAATGAAATCGTTTTTCTAATTTATATGCAGTTTCCGGGTCAAAATTCTCTTTAATATATGTCAAAAGTCGTATTGCTGATTCTAAAATATGAGATGCACGACTTTCTACAACATTTTCCTTGTCTTTAGCGAAGGAAATATTGCTTAATTCTTCTAGTATACTTCTTATTTG